GATAGACTTCTGTAGTTTATCAATAGACGCTTGTAGAGTTTCTGTCTTCTGTCTGTAGCGACGGAACTTGCCAGTATTACATTCAGGGAATGCAACAAGTGCAGTGTTAGCAGCAGGGTCAAAGTCTTTGGGGACCTGCTGATATTTAACTATTTCAGGTAGTCCGCTATAGGTATCCCATATAAGGACAACACCATCACGTTTAACAACACCGATAAATGATTTCTTATCTTCACCTTCAAAGGTAAACCAATGACCATCACGTTGAGTAGGTTGGAACTGTTCAAGAACTTCACCTACATCTGTGAATCCGATTGGATTAATAAGTCTTGCCCCAGGTCTTTTAGATAGTCCTGTGGTCACATCAGGGATACAGTTCAGAGCATCCCTTACTTGTCCAGGAACCTTAAGTTCATCTGGCTGCTGTGATATGCCCTGAATATAGTTCGGGATAGTCTGTCTGATATTTGCCATTAGCGTGCGAGAGCTTGGTAAGGTTGATATGACCTATAAGCTGTACCACTAGGTGTACCAAACATGGTGTAGTCACCTTGGTTACATTCGTGTTCCAGCAATGATGCACGAGACAGAGCCTCGTCTTTCTGCATCATCTGTACTAGGTTGCTATCACCAACTAGATACTGAGCTGCCTTAGCTTTAGATCTATTGATGATGTAGTTTATTGCTGCGGGTGGGATGTCTTCATAAGGGATCTCCCAGACAAAATCTAAATCGACTGGACCTGACCACTCATAAGACTGGTGAAGTTTATCGTACAATAAACCTTGTCGTCTGACAACATCTGTAGTCCTCCATATCTGTCCATCACTGACATCCATTTGCAATACATTATCTGGATAGACAATTACATTTGCATAGTTAGGAGTGAGAGTATAGTTATGTTCAGTATTAAAAGACCATCCTTCCAGTTGTACCTCTAGGGTAGTTTCTTGTAGGATGCGATAAATGTAAGAGATCTCAGGATTTCTAAATTCCAAGACCTGCACTGGCGCTTGACCAATCGCACCTAATACTTGATTGACGGCTGAAAGCGGTATGTTCTGTTCCATATTAAATGTGATTGATAATCATTCTCAATAAGAATTAAAAAAAAGGGACCCGAAGGTCCCCAGTTGCTCACGAAGTAGGAGTGAGTTGAGTTGTAGATGTGGAGGGAGGATAGGCGAGTCCGCCAGTCCACTGCTCAGTCTCAGACTTAACAGTAGATCCCTTCACTGCAGCCAGACCAGCAGGGTCATAGCTACGTTGTGTCTTAGCGACACTGAAGCGAGTAGTAGTTGCCATAATTATTTGGATCGTGATTTAACGGTGTCAACACCTTCTCCACCACTTTGGGTAGAAGGTGCGGTAACTGTCCGGCCATACTCAACAGGTGAGGGAAGATCCCAGGACTCAGAAGTAACGAGTCCCAGGGTCCTCTCCTGCTGTGCTGAAGTACCCGGAGTAATCGAACGGGTAGTAGCCATGATCAGGCAGCCTGCAGTTCGATAGCAGCGGCAGGGTTCAGAGTACCCACGCCCATTGCCAGACGACCAACAATCAGGTCACCTTGGTACATCACATTGACATCGCCAGAGGTGGTCTGAACCTGAGGTCCAATACCTTCGACAACACCAGCAGCATCACGCTGATAGATGAGACCACAGTGAGCAGCGAAGTCGCCGCTGTAGTCATTGTTCTCACCATCGACACGAGCAACAGTGCCAGCCTTGAAGGGCAGGTTGTTAGAACGCTTGATGGAGATACCGGCGATCTCATAGAGACCTTCACCGGAGTTCAGGTTGCCCTGAGTATTACCGTAGTCACGGTTAAGGATGTTGCTGTCGACCTGAGAGATCAGGGCGTAGTACTGCCGAGGAGACAGGACTGCGGTACGTCCAGTGTTAGGAACGTTCTTCTCATCCAAGATCGAAGCGGCTTCAAAGAAGCTATCCACCAAAGCCTGAGCGTTGAACTCATTGCCAGCGCCAAGCTTGATCACAGAACCACCGGGCTCAGGGCCAGGTGCTGCGGTGATGGGATGTGCTTCACGTGCTGCAAGAGCAATGGTGCGGAAGCACTTCTTGTCATAAGACTCTGCAAGAGCGTGGCCAATCTTCTTGGCGATCTCAGCTCGCAGGGAATAGTGAGCAAGGGTCTCGTCGAGAGAGTAGACGAATGCACTGGAGACCAGAAGGTCATCCATGATGATGGTCTTCTCAGCCACCGGAGGATCACCAGATCCGAGGATCGGCGTGCCAGGCAGGTGGTAGTCAGCCGTCATACGGCCGGTGAAGATGAACTGAAGAGCTTTGCCGTTACGCAGGGTGCGGTTCTGAACAGTACCCTTAGCGATGCAGCTTGACTCATACGCCTTGAACATCTCGCCACTGAACAGTTTGAGATAGGTGGCGTATTTAGCATCGTAATCTGCTCCACCTTGGGACAGGCCAAGGCCAGGAGTCTTGTTGATATTACCAGTCGCGGTGAGGTTAGCGTTAGGTGCTACACCGGGATATGGATTGGTCTGTGTAAGTGCCATTGTTAATGAATAAAGTTAAAATATGAACTTGCACATCGATGTGTATTTGTAGCCGTGGAAATGTAAGGTCTTTCCGAACCGGTTCGGCAAAGAGTTGTCCTCGTAAGGGCTCAGTGCCAAATAGTAACGGGAGGACTTGAACCTCCCTGTAAGCCTTACTTAGTTACAGTCTTGGTGTAGGTGTTGCCACGATAGGTAAGCTTGACTTGATAAGACATTGGATAATCTCCTAATGACTAGGTCCCGTTTCATACCTAGCCGTCATGCGTCCCGAAGGATAAACGTACGGAGATTATTTAATGTTGCACTCGGCTCTACCGAAGTAAGCCTTGCGATCTTCTAGTCCATTGTAGCCACCATTAACTCTAAGTGTTACCTGCTCCACTGAAGGATCAGTATCACAGAGAGAGTTCATACCATTACTTTCCCACCAATAACCTGCTGAGGTGAATGGATATTTCTGTGAGACATAGTCAACACCTTCCATTACTCGTTGGTCATCGATGTAGTCAGCAAACTTCTGATAGTTGTATCTACCTGTCAGTTGGATATAGCCTGCACCTTTGAAGCGAGGTCCGTCACCAGCTTCGGTGTTACCGATGTCAGTACGTCCTTCCAGATACCAGCCATCACTCAGTTCTTTCTTCCACTTACCTCCGCCAGACTCATGTCCAGTCTGTGCAAGGAAGTGTCGAATCCTAGAAGTTGTGGTGATATTGAATCGCTTGAGACATGCGTTGAGTTCATCAACCTCATAGTCCTCTATAAGGCTCTCAGCACAGACCCAGACAGCCGCTAGCTGTGCCTTGGATACATACTGTTCAACCTCTCGTTTCTGACGGTACAGAGCCTGAAACTGGAGGAGTACAGACTTAGGTGTTGCACCCTGTAGGTACTCCCAAGCTTCATCTTGTTGTGGTTCACCGCGATAGTATTCAGCGGCTTCCTTAAAGTTAATCATTTCTTAGTTTCTGCAGCGTATAATGCAAAGGATTGGGCAGTGATAAAGGTAAATAGTTCAGAGACTTTTTGACCATCACATTTGTCAGTACGGAAGCATCCATACAAAACACCCGCTCCAATAATGCACTGGATGGAGATAACGCCTGCCACTAAATAGAAGGCAGGCACTTTCATCATGCAGCTACTGCCTCTACTGCATCAGGTGAGGTTTGAATGTTGCTAGCCAGACGTTGTGCTTTAGTACCATTGTCTGGATTGTCGTGAGAGTTCACGGGAGCCTGGGTGTTACCAGGGATAAAGAGTTGGTCACCAGTAGTGCCAACATAGTATTCAACTGTAAGTCCTGCGTAAGCCATAATAATTAGTTAGTTAGTTAGCTGACCACAAAAAATGCTAGGTTTGATTGCGGTGAATTAGATGAGTTTGCACTGGAGACATCACATTGAATCTGTGTGCTTCCATCTCTGATAAAGGTGTAAGTTACTGTTGCTTGATTGTCAGGAGTATCTAGTTGTGCATTACCATTCCTGACCGTCCACTTATATGTAAGGTCAGTAGCATCACCACCTGTTACTACAGCAGTAAAGGTCTGACTACTCATCACTGCTGCAGCTCCCTCAGAAGGATCAACAGTTACCTCACCAATCTCAGTGAACGGTACTTCTTTGATAGAAGTGAAGCTGTTGACTTGAATAACAGGATCTACTGATGTATCTCTAGCTTGGGACTGGAAACGAATCTGACCAGGCTTAGCAATAAAGTAAGAGTGATCATTCTTATCGTTGGTAGTATTCATCCAGTTAGAGTTCTCCCAAGCATCACTGCTTGTTTTCCTTGACTGCCACCTAGAACGGTATGCAGTTGCTTCAGGATTACCACCAGTAAAGATTGCAGTCTTACCATTAACAGCTTGACCAATCTCATAGACATTCTCAGCAATCAAGTTAGCTCCACCATTAGGTGCAACTTTTAACTCTTCATACTCAGGCTCTGGAGGAGCCGGTGGTGAATAGTCTTTCCCACCAGCAACTAGTTTTGTGTAACGTGAAACGTAACCAGTCTCCTGGTAGGTACGATTGTATTTAGTACCAGCTCCAGGGTTCCTGATAATCTTAGTGTATCTAGTGGGTGACTCTGTTCCAGCCACCAGCTTCTCGTGTGTCATTTATCCAATAGAAGGTGCGATTAGTGCAACAGGTGTAGTGTCAGCTGCTGCGAGATCGAGTGGAAAGTTGTGTGCATTGCGTTCGTGCATGACTTCCATACCAAGACCAGCTCGGTTCAGAATGTCTGCCCACGTATTAACCACGCGACCATCTCGGGTGACAATCGATTGGTTAAAGTTGAATCCGTTGAGGTTGAATGCCATGGTGGAGACGCCGAGGGCGGCAAACCAGATGCCGACAACAGGCCAGGCGGCAAGAAAGAAGTGAAGACTGCGGCTGTTATTGAACGAGGCATATTGAAAAATAAGACGACCGAAGTAACCGTGAGCTGCAACGATGTTGTAAGTCTCTTCCTCTTGTCCGAACTTGTAACCGTAGTTCTGACTTACCTCTTCTGTAGTCTCACGAATGAGAGAAGACGTAACCAGACTTCCGTGCATTGCCGAGAAAAGGCTTCCACCAAATACACCGGCAACACCAAGCATATGAAAAGGATGCATAAGAATATTATGTTCAGCCTGAAATACAAACATGTAATTAAAGGTTCCACTAATACCCAAAGGCATACCATCACTGAACGAACCTTGTCCAAATGGATAAACAAGGAAGACGGCTGTTGCTGCTGCAACTGGGGCGGAGTATGCGACAAAGATCCAAGGCCTCATTCCGAGGCGATAAGAGAGTTCCCATTCACGACCCATGTATGAGGCAACGCCAATGAGAAAATGAAAGACGACGAGCTGATAAGGTCCGCCGTTGTAGAGCCACTCATCTAGTGAGTTAGCTTCCCAGATGGGATAGAGGTGTAGACCAATGGCATTGCTACTAGGCACCACAGCACCACTAATAATGTTGTTACCCCAGAGCAAAGAGCCTGCTACTGGTTCACGAATACCATCGATGTCAACTGGAGGCGCGGCGACAAACGCGACGATGAAACAAGTAGTTGCTGCGAGCAACGTAGGGATCATCAAGACACCAAACCAACCAACGTAAAGACGATTGTTAGTAGAGGTGACCCATGAACAGAAGTCATCCCATAGAGACTGCTGCCTGTTTAGAGAGATAGAAGTTGAGGCCATTAAATGAAGACATAGTTTTTTCTTGGAGACAAGTAAGTAAGATCCGTTTAACGCCAGGACAGGCAATGACTGGAGAGGGAGTCGAACCCTCTCTACACCTTCAGTCGATATGTGTAACTTTTACATAGTCAACTCCACGATGGGAGAGACCAATTCTATTTGCTGTGCCTAGACTAAGATCCAAATCACGGCCACCAATAAAGGGACCGCGATCTGTAATCGTTACCACTTCACAAGCTCGATAACAAACGCGAAGTTTAGTCCCGAATGGAAGTGATTTGTGAGCAGCTGTAGGCGCCTGTTGATTAAAGATACTTCCAGAAGCTGTGAGGTTCCCGTGGAAGCCAGGACCGTAGTAGCTAGCAAGCATGAGCAAAGGAGCTGCGACACCTATCACCACACGCCAGGGATAATCTGGCCAGTGACTGCATAAGCACCGAGGGCAGCGATGATGCCCATCATTGCGAAGCGTCCATTGAGCTTCTCAGCTCGTTCGTTGTGAGTTTCAGTTACATCCATGGTATACATTTGGGGTTCGATTGCGTAAACGTTTTGACGGTTACCGTCTTCAGTAATGGTGGTCATTAGAAATTGATATTGGATCGATCGAGTTTCTCAAAGACATCCTGTCGATAGGCAGGGTCACGGTCATACCGTGGGTCACCCATAGCTGCTACAACTTCTGCTTGACTACGGAATACATCACCGGTTTGAGTGGCTGCCTTACCAGAAAGCATCCGACCTTCATAACCATTAGTGGTTTCGTACTGTGCCTTCAGACCTGCTACAGCAAGCTTGATTGCACGTGAGTTACCTGTAGATACCAAAGCATCAAAGGCTGATACATCCTCTTGTGGGAGGTTCTCAGCAGCCCATGACATCAGGTTGCCATAGCCTTCAGCTCCACCTGCTACTCCCTGTACCTCAGCTACATCAGCTTCAGTCAGGTCAACCACAGGTGCTGGCTGTTGGCCACCAGCTTTCTGCATCTCTACATAAGTATTGACTAGCTCTTCACTAGACATCTCTTTGAATTTCTCTACTGTTTCAGGTGTCAGTTCACCTTTTTCGTACCACTCTGCACTTGCTTCTCCGATGAGAGTTTCGGTGGCAGTTGGTTCTCGTTCCTCAGGTTCATCGGAAACTTCACTCGCTTCCTCTTCCTCGGATTCATTGGCTCCCAGTTTTTTCTGGAGCTCGATGTATGCTTTCTCAAGTTGTTCTGCATCTTGGAACTTGCCAGCTAGCATCTGAGATTGTTCTTCAGCTAGCTTCTCTCCTACCTGCAGAGAGTCCTGCTCCTCTTCACTAAGGACTTCAGGATTCTCTGGGGATGGATCATAGGTAAGGACGTTGGCCATTGTCTTCTACTGTTAGGTTTCCTAAGCCCACACGAGTTACCTTGTCACCATCAGGTCCAGTAATCCTGGGTGCTGAGGTGCCACGTACTTTCATGCGAGCTGCATATTTGTTCTCAGGTTCAACCTGCTGTGGGTTGTCCTGCACTGTCTCCGGCTTCTTGACCGGCGGCTTCCGCACCTTCTTGGGGCGGACCATCTTCGTTTCTTCCATTTAGTTCAGGGTTCTTAGATGGATCCATCATTGGTGCACTGGCTAGTTGACCAGCTTGCTTAGTGAGTTCCATCTGTTGTTGCTGCTGCATCTGTTGTTGCATATCCTGTTGCAGAGTCTCGGGAGACTTGATCAGGTTCAGGTAATCAATACCTTGTGCAGCTGCTAGACGTTTTATGTATTCAGTTGGATCAATGAACTTCTGAATAGACTCAGGTCCCATCGTTTGAGAGATGGTAGTGATGAATCGAATCAGTGTCTCTTGATCTTGTCCACGCCCCAAGCTATTGATACCGGCTACGATTGTAGGTCGGACAAACTTCTTAGGGATAGCGGGTAGTTGCTTACTACGTTGGAGTACCAGCATGGTTCTCTCCAAGTAAGGCTTGAGGAACTCAACAGTCAGCAGACTGAATAGTCCACCAAGGTTCTGTTCAAGTTCCATCTGAGTGAGGCGTACCTCCTCAGCAGTTGTACGTTCAGACTGCCTGATGTTAAGTACCAGGAAGCCTTCACCGATCCTACGTTCTAGTGTCGATGCCATCTCAGATGCTGTACGGAAGTCAGCTGTCTTGCCAACCTGCACTGCCTGTACATCTTCAGGTCTACCCTGCACAATTGCACCGTTACCAGCATTGCTGATGGTCTGCGGTTTAGTAGTACTTGAGGGTGAGACTAGGAAGATAACTTTTGCAGCTACTGCAGAGCCTTCTACGAGGGACTGAGAGAGTGATTCAAGAGACTTAAGGTCTCCCAAGAATTCCTCTACTCGACCACGACCGTAGTCTTCTCCGTCAACAGTATTAAATCTAAGAACCAACCATGGACTAGCGTTCTTCGGTGCTGTGCTACGGCTATTAGGAAGGATCTTATCGAATGCTTCCTGATGCCAGACCCAGCGGCCAGAGTCTTTGTCCAATCGAACGTAGGTGTACACCTCAACGTCATCATCTGTAGATCCTTTCGTTCCTTCATCGCCAACGCGATTAGGTTTAGGCTCCGGCAGATCTTTACCGAGGAGCTTACGATCAATGAGTTCTTTAGTTACAATCTCTAGTACATTACCATCACCATCTCGTTCAACAACGAAACGGTTAAGTGGATAGCACTTGAGACCATCCTTACCCATAAAGATAAGACTATTACCACCGACAATCAGATGTTTGATTGCTTGGTGAACGACAACACGATCATTAGATCCATTGATGGAATCCATAATCATCCTCTCCATCTTAGAGAAGGATAGGTCTAGCTCACTCCTAATCTCAGCAGGGATCTCTTCACCCAGAGCATCGTCTTTAACTTGAAGCTTAAAGAACGTAGTCTGTGGAGGTAGAAGAGCCAGCATAAGCTTAGCTGCTAGGTTGACTACCGACTTAGCCCCAACGGATTGCCAGGGTGTCGGTAGTCTTTTATGTGTTTCGTTTGATAGGTCTTTCTTAATCAGGTAAGGCAGGGTGAGCATGGAACACTCAACAGCTGTATCAAGGAACTG